TTATCATCTTGTGAGAATCCTGTAATTGTGATGTCACCACCAACAATCTTAATAGATGATAGTTCAGAGATACTAACAGTACCAACGAAACTAATAGCACCAGTTCTGTTAAAGATAGTAACAAAGTTACCAACTTTGAAATCACCAAACTCGTTAGTACCTGATGTATAAACCTGACCAAAGGTTTCTTCAGATGCTTCAAACGCAGTACCTAAACCAAATCCACCGTTCTGAGGTAGAGCAGCATAAGTGTTACCTGATCCTGCATATTCCCAAGTGTGTGAAGATGAGTTAACAACAGAAGGTCTGTGGAATTGAATTGATTTATTAACAAGACTACTTAAATTACCATTAGCATAACTGTATACTGTACTTGTAGTAGTATCAGTAAAGTCCATCGCACGGTTAGTTGTAATCTTAGCAACAACTTGAGTACCAGGAGCACCACTAACAACTTCAGTTTCAAGAATAATATGCTCGACTGCAGGATCAGTAGGATTAGTACCACCAATTCTAATGATGTAATCTTCAATAGGAATAGCAGTTAATGTTGTACCAGATACTTGAATAACTTGTCTACCAGATTCAGTTCCATTTCCATCAACGTCATTAGTAATACTATCAATAACACCAACGTCAAAGCTGTATGGATCTGCTCTAAATCCTGTTGCTCTTAGAGAGTAAGTACCAAAGTTAGATGCTGAGTTAGTAACAGATGCATAACCACCAGACTGACATACGATACCATCTTGACAGAAGATAGCGAACACAGAAACCAACTGGGTGTAACCATCGTTAGTAACATTATACGCAGTACCACCAAAACAAATGATAGTGAATGCGTTTGCAACCATCGACTTACCTTGTGGGTCGAACTGTGCAATACTATTACCTTGTCCATCTAATTTAAGACCAGGTCTAGGTACGTTAGGTGTAGCAACTTTAGCACCGTCAATATCACAACCAGAACCACCAAGGAATGATATAAGTGAAGAGTTCTGGATATAAGGTGATGCTTCAATAACTGGAAGATCTAGGAATATATTAAGTAGTGGGAACCTATACTTAGCAGCATCCTGTTCTTCAATCATAGGATCTGGATTTGTAATAGTACCACTGTATAGAGATGCACTGGAAAGTACGTTATCTAATATACCCCAGTTTGTAGTTAATGCAGATACAACGTTAGCACATTCAGGTGCACTAGAATCTACAGTAATTGTACTATTAGAAACAGGAGCAATTGGTGAGAAGAAACCTGGTTCAAGATTATTTCTAATTGCTAGAATAGAAAGTTCTTTAGCATAAGCAAATATTGCACGAGTATAATCTACCTCTTGTGTAACATGGTTGATAGCACCACCTAAGATATACTTGTTAGCAGCTTCAACTATAGAAGAGTTACCAGTGTATCTAAGGTCATATTGGAACGCTCTAATTATATGAAGAACATCATCTAAACATTGCTGATCGCCAGGTGAGAATGTTCTAGTTACAGCATTTAAGTTTCCATAAGAACCATCTGAACCAAGTGCAGTTGTAAGAATACCAAAAAATGTATCAACTGCAGATATTGCATCAGTACATGTAGGTGTTGTAGCAACAGTATCTGTAGCATGAGCAAGACTATCTGTAGCAATTGCTTGTTCTACAATAGAGAATAATGTATCAACTGCAGCTTTTTCATTTGCACAACCGTCAGGATCAACTGTAATAGTAAGATCTTTGTCTTGAATCTTACCATGCCAACCTCTGATATTTACAGTTTCATTTGCAATAACCTGTTGAGTAATATTACTTGCAATCTCCATGACTGCACGAGCATAGAACTCTTCTCCATCTACGTGAGGAGTTCCTACAAAGTAACCTGCATGATCGTAAACAGCATCGTTACCACCATTAGTAAGGTTGTAAGCAACAGCTCTCAATACATCAGAAACATCATCCTTACAATCTTTATTATGATTAGGAATTGAGAATCTAGCAGATGCAATAGGATCAGTTACACGAGGGTATGTTTTATTTCCTCCACTACCATGAGTACAACTAAAGATTATAGAGTTTGTTGCAACTTTAACTGTAGATCTAGCATGACTAATAGCATTAGCAGCAGAACTTACATAAGTGTGAGTTGTAGTATTAGTAGAAGGAACTGAATCTAATGTTTGAACATCAAATGTATTCTGAGTCACATTAGAAATGATAACCCACTTATTCGCAATTGGATCGGAAGAACGAGGATATGCAGTTGTACCACCACTACCATGAGTACAACTAAAGCTTATAGCACCGACAGCAAATTTAACTTTGTCACCAACATTGAATCCGTGATTAGCAACGGTGACAGTCATAATACCTGTAGTGGGATTATAAGCACCATCAGTAGAAGTATGTGTAGTTGGAGCTAACAATTGATTAGATCCAATCGTTATGACCATATCTCCTGTTGAAGGATTATATGTTGAACCAGATGGAACGTAATTTAAGATTGTGGAAGAAGTTGCTCTCTTAACACCGTTAGTAACAGAACTTACGAATGTGTGTGCATAGTTACCACCAGTAATAACTGAGTTGTTAAGTGCAGACTGGAAAGTGTGTGCAGTTGAATTAGAAGAAATACCAACGTCAATAGTAATTGTAGTTCCAGTTTTTGCTACGATAGGAACTGAAGTATTGTAAGACTTGTCACGTTTCTGTTGAATTCCATTTGAAGTAGCAGATACAAATGTATGTACATCAAGGTTAGTAGATGGAATTGTAGATAAAACTTGAATTTCAAATGTTGTTGCAGTTACATTGAGAATCTTCTGCCATTTATTAGCAATATGGTCTGTTGATCTTGGATATGTTTTTTGTGCAGCTGCACCAGAAGCACCATTGTATCCACAACTGAATGTCATGGAATTTTCTGATATCTTAACCCAATCACCATTTCTCATTCCATGAGCAGCAGTGGTGGTAACTTTCATGATACCTGTATTAGGATCATAAGTTGTACCATTAGTTGCTGTATGTGTATCTACAAGTGCTCTTGGATAAGAATGTTCAGTTGAGAAATTATCTTCAGCACACTTAAATGTTAATGCACCTGTTGTAAGTTTGATATGTTCTTTAACACGACTTAATCCATTAGGAGTTGCAGATACAAATGTATGAGCATCATTAACTGATAATGGTACACCACCAGTAGTGTCAAAACTAAATGTATTTTGAGTTACGTTCCATATATTGATCCACTTACCATCAATATATTGACCAGCTTTTGGATAAGATTCTTGACCACCGCCACCATAAGGGCAACTCATAGTTATAGAACTTTGAGCAATATTGATCTTGTTTCCTTCTTGGAATCCATGATCGTTAATAGTAACAGTCATCACACCAGTGGCAACATCTAATGTTGCACCTTCTACAGTGTGAGTGGTAGGAGCTTCAAGTGTATGGTTTCCTATGGTAACTTCAACAAGACCTGTTGTAGGGGTATATACAGCGTTTGTAGGAGTAAATGTGATAGGAGGTGTAGTACCTACGTTAATGTCAAAAGTGTCCTGTGTAACATTAGAAACACTCTTCCAAACATTAAGTGCAGGATCTGTTGCTCTTGGATATGTGTGCTTAGAATAGTTGTCATCCATAGCACAAGTAAAGGTCAATGAATCCTGTGCAACTTGTACCTTTTCACCTACGGTAAATCCATGATTAGGAATTGTTAATTGTAATACACCTGTAATTGGTTCATAGGATGCATTGGTTACTGTATGATTTGTAAATCCAGTATCGTTGTAAACGACTGCTCTACTAATAGCAGTTGATGTAGCAGTTACAAATGTATGTGCAGTAACATCAGTTTTAGCAGCACCAACATTAACTTTAATATTGTTGGCATCTACTTTACGTACACCAATATATTTGTTGTAGTATGGATCTGTTGTGCGAGGATATGTTTTCTGAGCACTGTTGCTATCTGAAGCACATGTAAATGTTAATGAATTAGGTGCTATTAAAATTCTGTCTCCATCAACAAATGGGTGAGCATTAATAGTAATGATCATCTCACCTGTGAGTGGATCATAAGCAACGTTTGAAGGTTGCCACTGATATGTGCTTAAACCTTGGAATGTATGTGGACTAGTATTTGTTGGAGTAGTACCATTAAGTGCATTAATTGTAATATCATTTCCATTGACTGCCTCAACTGGAGTCTCAGTCATACTAGAAACAAAACGTTCTACTGCTTCGTTAGATATAAATGTGTTGTTAAGATTAATTAAGTTTGAAGCATCCTGTGTCTTATTAGGAACCTGTCCATACACTGCTCTATCTAAAGTAATTGTAGTATTAAAGAACTGAGTATGAAGTGTATGTGGATGCCTTAGCATAGGCAAGTTACGAACTACCTTAGCAGCATAATCTTTTGCATAATTGAATGCTTCAATATACTTACTTTGATTACTTGTAGTTACTTGTTTTAGATAGTAATTAGCAGCATCATATACTCTATCATTACCACCCCACTTGAGGTTGTGATAAAGTGATTTCTGTAAGAAGTCTTTAATGTCATCAGTACACGCTGTATTACCTGTAGGTACGCTATAACCAGTATTAGCAACCATTCTCTCAACAGCTACCTCAGCGATCATTTCAGCGTTAGCAGCTATCAAATCAGCAGCATCACCTTGTTTGTTATTTACTGGGAAACTATTTGGAGTTCTAAATGGTTTTCTTATATCTTGGAATGTACCGTCAGTTCCAGTAGTATCAGTTGTAAGAGAAGTGATACCTAGATCTAATACAAATGTTCTGTGATCATATACCTCATCAATAGCCCATGTACCATTAATAGCAGCAGTGGAACTACCTTTAATCTGAACACCAGCAGATACACCAACGTTAACAGTAACTGTACCAGAAGCATCTACTTCTTTAATTGCTAGAGTCGCACCGTATGCAGGATCTGTTGCTCTTGGGTAGGTATGAGATGTTGCGTGATTATCTCTAGAACATGTGAAACTAATAGCACCATTTGCAATGGTTAATGTATTAGCAGTAGTATAACTGTGTGCACCTATTGTTAATACAAGATCACCTGTAACGGGATTGTATGTTGCATCAGTTACGTCTTTCTGAACACTACCCTGTGTAATGGTAATAGCATTAGTTGCTGTGCCACCATTGTAAATGTGATTATGATTTTGGAATCCTTGGAATAAGTTATGTCCAGTATTAACTTTAACTGTTAACTTATTGAAACTAGTAGACCACTCGGTAATAGGATGATCAAATGTATCTCCTAATGCAACGAATGTAGTAGGTCCTATTGTTAAAGTGCTATTTCTAGTAGCAGAGTTTTCATAATGAGATTTAACATATCCATATGCTTCCTGTGCAATAAATTCTTGGTTTGCTCTGATAGATTCTGCACCATCTCTATATCTGTCTGTCTGATCTATCTTTTTAAATCCATAAGGAGAGTTCCTTAGAGATGCTAGAACATAGTTGCTAGTTGAAATAACTGACTGGTTACCAGTTGGATTAAATGTTGTATTAAATACACTGATAGAAGATCTTACTACAAACTGTAGTGAGTAACCATCAGCACGTTCTATACGATGTGTAATATATTTTCTACCATTAAGATCTTCAACGTTATCTAAAACACTGACTGTAGAACCAGTAGCAGTTGCAGTATTAGTTGTTGATTGAATATTTGCTGTCTTAAGTACAAAAGTAACAGTTAAAGAAGAACTATTATATCTGGCATAACCCATACCTAGTGCAGTGTTGCCAGGTAATGATGGAGTTCCAGATCCTAGAGAGAAGTTATCAATATGATATGTCTTGCTTAATGCTTCAGATCCTGTACCACCAAAACTAAACTTCAGACCACATTCTCCAAGTGACATCCAGTTGGAGAATAGATTAGTAACAAGTGTATTATCTACAGTGCTTAAAGTAACTGTAACTTCACCAGAAGCTAAACTCCAAGATGAGTTTACAGATCCACCAAAATCAATTGCAGTACTTGTGAATCCATATAACTGAATTTCTTGTCCTACCTCATAGTCATGATAAGTAGTACCAGAAATATTGAATATAGGACCATTGTAGGTCTGCTGTGTAGCTAATGATGTGTCAAGAGTTGCGATTGAGTATATTCTATCTGCTATTTCAAATCTTTGATATCCTAAACCTGTACTATTAAGAGGAAGAGTTACAGGAGCATCATTACCTTGAGCATCTTTGTTTAATGCGTTAGCAGCAGATGATGCAAGTCTAAACCAATTTACATTTTCCTTATAAACATAATATGTTGTACCAGAGACAAGACCGTCTATCTTGCCCATTTTACTCTCACGGTATACTACACCATCACCACTTGCAAATTGATGGGTATCAACAAAGATATGATTACCCTCTGGCATCATCTTACCAGTAGTAAATAAGTGAAGTTTAGTATCTGGGGAAACCGAACTTAAATTTCTAATACCTGTAGTTGCTGTAGTTGCTGTAGCATCTACCCAAAGATCATAAAGTTCTATAGTATTAGCATCAACGTTTCTTATATAATAAAGTGTGCTGTCAGCAAGACCACCAAGAGCCGCAGCGTTTTCATCTTTTTCATAATAAACTTGATCACCAGTTTTAAGTCCGTGACCAGTGATTGTAATACGATCTGTAGTTGTATTTACTTTAGTACCATCAGCAGCAAAAGCAATAGTTTCTCTTTCTGAGTTGATTGTATGCTGATAAATCTGGTTAGAGATTGTCTCTAATTCTGGTCTTAATGATTCAGCATCAGATACGTCAAATCTATCAGACACACCTGCATTATTAATGTCAGTAATAATATTTGCTGCTACAGAATCATAGAATACTTTTTCAGCGTCTTGGAATACATCATTAACACCTGATGTAATTAAGACTTTAACAGAACCAGTGGAGTATGGTGATGCAACAGGACCTGTAAATGTAATTTCTTGAATTGTACCTAATGTACCAGAAGATCCACCTTGTAGAAAATAACCAACTACGAGAGTTGTATTGTTACCTGTATGGTTGGTAAAGGTAATGTTGAAAAGGTTATCACCACGGAACTTATCACCAGGTATTGATGGAATCTGTCCTAACTCTGGTTCGTAATATAATCTTTGTTTGTCATCAAACACAAACGCATACTTCCAAGTATGAATAACAGTACTTTGTGGATCTGACTGATTTTGTAATGCATCTCTGAATACAACACCGAACACATACGTCTCGTTAGACGCTTTGAGCATATGACGATCTTGGTTTTGAGGTCTAACAATTACTCGTCTTAAGTTGTCACCAATAAGTGAACAGTTCCTAGGAAGTGTAATTGGGTTATCTTCAAAGTATTCACCACCAGATACGATTAGTGAAACGTATTCATCACTAGGATCTGGTTGTGCTTTTTGTAAAGTATAAGCAATCTGTGCTGCTTTCTTAATAGTTTTAACTGGTCTTGCAGCTGAACGACCATCATTTAGATCACTACCAATAGTTTGTGACACGTATACACGACCACCAGTGTCATTAGTAGCAACTTTATATACAAAGTCAGTGGTTGCAACCCTTCTTGACTGATCACTTAGGGGAGGTGTGTCAGCAGTAGGGAAAAATATTGTGCCAAATGTAGGACTTGTTACATCTGTATCTTCATAGTTAATTAAATTAGGACCACGAAGATCTAATGCAGGGTTGATAATCGTATTGATATCAAGGTTTGTAACCTGTGCAGTATCAGAAATGATAGAACGAGTTGTTCTAATCTGTCCCTCAACGTCTAGTTCATACTGTGGATCGGTAGTATTAACACCAACTCTAATATTATTCTGTGCATTTAAGTTTAAAGTTATAGCATCCTTTTCGTTGGCATCTACACCCACTGAAAATTCTACAGATTCATCACCTTGTACACTTAAAGATCTTACTCTTCTATATGCTGCAGTGTTACCTGCAGTGATTACACCTAAGTTAGTACTCTGAAATTGTAAATTATCATCATCTACTTTTGATACAATATATGTTCCATCTGTTTCACCACCAGATGTGAAGTCAATATATAACTTTTCGTTCCCTATAAACCCGTGTCCAACTGAAAGGATATTTACAAGTCCTCCCACAGTCCTACTATACGTAGCACCAACCCAATTTCCTGTAGGGGTAGCACCCGATGCTGATATTCTCTGTTGGTCAGAATTAATCTTAAGAGCCATTAGTTTTCCAAACGGTTATGATACGACGGTAATATCCAAAACACCAATCCACTTAACTGTAGAATTGGTAGTCACTGACTTCACTTCAAAAGTGAAATAAGGAGCTCCTCCAATTTGGAAAGCATCTGGAGTTACATTCCAGAGTTCTTGTCCTGGTGGATTGTTCCTAATAATATTCTCATAGGTAGCTGCTACTGTTGGAGTACCATCATTAGCAGTAGTAACTACAATATCAAATGTTGTTGCATAAACATATTGATTGCTAGTAGTCTCTTGACCAAAAACTCTTGCTTTTATAAAACAAACTCTATCTGCAGCAAGTGCAGGTGTGTTTGTTGCTAGAGCAGTAGTTCCATCTAATGTCAATTGTAAGGTATTGTTGGCAGAATCTGTTACTCTTTTAACTAGATACTTGTCATGGCTCGCATCAGCGAAATTATCGCTGACCATGTGAATTGCAGATATGTTCTTGAGCTCGAACTGTGTGTTGACGACTTCAGTAGAACCTACTGCAAAACCTCCAATTGATGAAAAATTCTTGGTTGGCATGACGTTATATTACCTCAGGTTTATTTATACCTTAACTTTAGTGGTTGTGAATCTACCAGTAAAACTAGTAGATGATGTTGCAGCTGTTGATTTAGTTAATTGGATATTAACACTGTTAGCAGCGACTGCTATGGTTGCATCCATCAAGTCATTATCTGATGTAATGGAGTTGGTAACTGTTGCGTGAGCAGCAGTACCTGCAGCTGCACATATAGCAGTGACCTCAAACATGTGAACCTTACCATCATCACTTTCAATGGTGATAAGAGTCTTACCACCTTTGTATTGTGTCTTATCAAATGATACGACAGTTGCGGTGCTTGTGAAAGAACTAATCTGACCACCCTCAACACGACAGTCATCAAGTTCCACAAAGTCAGCAGTGGTATCAAATATAGTTAAGTATGATGTGGTTCCACCATTCCATCCTCTATTGATTTTCCATCCCGCTTCAGCACCGTTGGCATCTAAATCAATGAATGGTTTATCATCCATTCTAGTTGTGTAATTCTGTCTTAATACATCTTTTCTTGTTATAGGAGATGTTGGACTAGAAATAGTATCAACTTTGATTGTTATGTCTTGAGCTGGAGTCGTTCCACCAACAGCAGTACCAGCGATAGTTATAACTTCACCAATTTCATAACCAGTACCGCCAGAGTTAACAGTAACAGATGTTACAGTTCCATTACTATCTGTAGTTATATCTACAGTCAATCCAGTACCTTCAATCTGTGCGGATGTTGTGACGCTAGTAACAGTAGTGGATGCTGTATATGATGTTGCAACTTGTGTTAATGTAGCATTATCAAATGTAGCAACAACACCTTGTGCAGGAACATTTCTGAGTCTTAAACCACCAGTAACTTCAAAATCTTTCTTATTTCTTACAGATACAATATTAGAACCAGAAGCCTGAACATTTAATGGGTTAATACCAAAATTTGTACCATCAATGATAAGAGAGTTAGGAATGCTGTGAGTAAATGCAATGTTTGGATAAACAACACCTGTCATATTACCCTTAAAGGTCATAGTGGTATTGCTTATTGAAAGGTTATTTTGCCCTGCTGCAAAGTATTCAAATGTATCTTCGTCAGAACCAGGTGATGCTTCAGTTAATATGTAAGTATCTTGGTCAACGTCTCTAACACCACCAAGAGATACAAAGTCAGTTCCGTTAAAACCTTCAAATTGCAACTGTGTAGTATTATATCTGATAGCACCTGATCTACGATCTAATGCATTAGGACGTTCGTTTGTAGTTCCTGATGGAACTATAAGTGAACCAGTAGTATCACAAAGAATATCAAATCCTGAAGAAGGTTTGATCGCAACACCAGTACCATCAACATCACTAACGGTAATTGTTCTACCAGATCCACCACCTGCTGCTGTTATAAGAATGGTATCTCCTACTGCATAATTTTGACCCTTCGCAACTACAGTTACTGCTGAGAAGTCTCCACTAGCGACTGTGACTGTTAGAGTCAATCCAGTTCCAATTCCAGATGAAGTTGTTGCAGTTGCTGTGTATGTTCCGTCAGTATATCCAGATCCAGTTCCTGTAACTGATACTGCAAGAATTTGACCAAATGATCTTGTTGCTGTTGAACTATTGTTTTGAACTACATTATCAAGAATACGTAAAAGACCAGCATCTAAGTTACCACTAACAGTTAAATCACCAGTTCCAGTATCAATTTTTAATTTTTCATCAGTACCATCAGTTATAGAGAAGTCAACATTTGTGCCACCTTTAAATACAAAATTACCTTCACCTTTGGTATCAAAGTTTAGTGGTACATTAATATCTGAACCATTACCAAAAATAGTATTAGTATTGTCAATTTCTATTTGTGCTGCAGCAGGTCCTATCTGTACCTTAGTGTTAGCAGTATCTACTTTGAAGAATGGAGTTAGACTACCAACTGTAGCATCTGCTTGGAATAGTTTTGCATCTATACCTCTAGAAGCACCAATCTCACCAAATTGAGTTCCACCAAGAGTAATTCCAATTGTGTTACTTGCAGATCTATAGAATCCACTAGTATTAGAATTAGTAAATGTTAGCGTTGGAGTTGCTTCTGCACCATCATCAAGTTTAATTGTTGCTTGGTCTATGCTACTTGAAGCACCACTTACAGTTATACCACCATTGAATGTTCCCAATCCAGTAAAGGTAGATGTACTCTGAACAGTTAGCGTGGAACTAAACGTTCCAGTTGTACCAGCTATAGTTGTAAATGTAGAACCACCAGCTGCTGATATATTCCAGTTTGCTGCAGTTGTAGTTCCATCTGGATTCATTATTACCTGAGCACCACCAGTAGGTCCTAAAGTAAGTAGACCTTCTTGAGTTAACTCAATATTTTTCTCACTACTAATAGTAGCAATGTCTAAAACTAAACCTGTTCCTTGAACTGCTTGGTCACCACCAACGTTACCTATTATCGGAGCGTCAGCTGCTTCAAATGCAGTACCTGGTGTGGTTACTGTAGCTCCAGTTGCAAAACCTACGTTATTAACTGTGAACTGGAATCCAGCTCCACCTCCACCACCAACTGTAGCATCATCTACTGAAAGAACATCACCAATATTATAACCTGCACCTGTTAGGGATATATCATTAACTGCTGTAACTCCAGTCTGTTCACTATTCAAAGTGTATATAAATCCAGAACCAGTACCACCAACATCACCAGGATCTACAGTTAACTGGTTATTTAATGCATATCCTAAACCTTGTGTCAATATAGAAAGTGAAGTTATTGCTCCACCACTAACTGTGAAATCACCAGTCATCTGATCACCAGAGTTACCTGAAGAACCAGATGTAAATGTTAAGTTAGGAGTTGGTTCACTCATGGCAACACCATGTTGAACACATTGATATGTACCGTCAGTAGTAGTTCCAGACACAGAACCAACTATCATTTCAAAATATGCACCCGCAGTACCTGCAGTACCTGCATTTCTTGTAGTAACGTTAGTTACTGACTGTATTGCTAATTCATGAGTAGCATTACTAGAGTCACTCTGATCAAAACGATATGTATTATTATCAACTAGTGTAATGGATGGAGCTTCAACAGGTCCTGATCCTGTGTCAATCAAGTACCTATTAGTAGCAAGGTTCAATGAATCAAGTTGAGCACTAACACCACCAGTAGCTATATTTTCTTGTTGAGCATCTAAGAATGAACCAGTTACGTTGTTAACAAAAACAGCATCAGTAAGAACCTTAGTAACTGTTCCAGTTGCACCAGAAACAGAACCAGTAACAGTATTACCTACAGCAAATGTTCCACCAGTAATATTAGAAAGATTTAATTTATCTCTTTGAACAACAGTAACTGTATAAGTTGCAGTTGGTACGTTTCTAAAGTTTGTTTGGTATGTACCATCAGTATATCCAGAACCACCATTTGTGATACTTCCACTAAAACCAGGAATTACGAATGTGGCAGTTGTAGTTGTAGTTGGAGCTCCACCAGTAAACTGTACGTTTGGATATGAACCTGCTAAGTATCCAGAACCAGAAGATGTAATAGTACCAGATATTGATTGAATATCAATATTAACAACACCATCTTTACCACCACCTCCAGTTACTTCAACAGTAGGAGCAGATGAATATCCAATACCACCACTATCAAGAGTAATTGAGGAAAGTCTACCAGTCTTTTCATCAAGAACTGCAGTAGCATTTGCTTCCTGAGAGGGAGTACCACCAGTAAATGTAACACCAGGAGTATTTCTATAACCCAGACCGTTACCAGTTACAGTTAGAGTTTCAACAGGGAAACCTATATCAGGTGAACCTGCAACTCCAGATCCTGTAGTATCACCAGCAGCATTAGCAAATGTTATAGTTGGTAAAGTTGCAGATGTGTATTGACCACCATCTGATACAGTTATACTTTGAACAGTATATCCAAGAGTTGTAGTTAATACAGCACCAGAACCAGTTCCTGAATCAGCAATAGTAACTGATGGGTTTGATTGGTATCCAGATCCTGCAGAAGTTATTGTGACACTATCAATGACACCACCTGTTTGTCCTAAATTAAGAGTTGCAGATGTTCCAATGAAGAACTGATCGTTAGAACCTGTAGCAGGTCCCAATGATATTTCAGTTCCTGCGTTTGCATCTGATAGTGATGCTGCTACTTTAATAGTATCTGTATCTACCCAAATGATATAATAGGTGCTGTTATGAGTAAGACCACCAACAGATGTTGCACCAGCATCAAGAGTTTGAGAATCATATGTTACTTGATCACCAGTTTCAAAACTGTGACTAGAAATTGTAATAGTATTCGCAGTTGTATCAACAACAGTACCACTAGGTGAAAATGTATTTTGAGGAGGTGGATCTACGACTGCAGTAGGTCCTGAATAGTTAGTACCACCAAAATCAACTGCTGCGGCTACAACATTACCTGCTTGACCTAAATTAGCAGTCGCTGCAGCAGCTCCAGATGAAAATGTGATGTCTGGAGAAGCACTATAACCACTTCCTCTATTACTTAACGTAATTGATTTTATAGCACCAGTTGTTGCTAATGCTGCTGTGGCAGTTCCTTTTTGGAAAGGATCTGATGTTACAGATACGGATTGTTGTCCACCCTCATATCCAGTACCTGCAGAAGTAACTGTAACTGTACCTAAACCATTCTTAAGAACAACAAATGATCTTGTAGAGAAGCAAGATGCTTCAGATGAACCAAATAATGTACTGTCTTGGAATCCTGCAATATTAAGAGCACCTTGGATTACACTACCAAATGATATTGACTTATTAACATCAAAGTAAACTGCTTCTTTAACGATTGTTTCAGCGTTAACAACAAAGTCTTCCTGACCAGAAGGGTCAACGATTACCTGACCTGTCGTTGAAGTAATACTGTTACCTGCTAAACGTAAGTTACCTGTCTCAATGTATGCAGGGAAAATGTTAGTAGTACCAGTTCCATCACTTAACGTAATATTTGCAGCAGACTGAGCAGTAGAGGTTGCTTGGAATTGAACGTTACCAGTCTCTTGGTCTACAGAAAATGCTTCACCAACACGGAAGTCACCGTCTTGGTCTGTGGAAGAATATAGAACCTTACCATTGTTAAGTTCTTCTACCTCATTTGCCTGTACAGCAAGAGATGGGTCATTAGTATAGTCTGAACCAGATCCAACATAACCAAAGTTATGTGCAGTCAATATAAGTTTTACACCAGAACCGTCTGCCTGTACACCTTTACTTCCATATACACATGCAGATGCAACTGAACGCATCTCAGCACCGAATGCAGAATAGTCAGCAGTGATAACAGATGTAGCAGAATCACCACCACTTGATCTAATATCAGATGTGCCACCAGACCCGTCTGTAAAGGTCGTAGAAGCGTCATCACCGTTAGCATGAAGCAATAGTACTGTATTAAGATCTGATGAGTATTCGCCTGTTGTAGGGGTAAATCCTGCAGTGAATCTAGCAGCACCTTTACTAATTCTTACCTCGTCAATATGTCCGTTAAATGCTTCAGTAGGAGATGCTTGATAGTCTGAACCTATGATAACTGGTTTAGTAGAACCATAGTCATTAGTATCTGCACCAGTTCCTAACTCTACTCCATCTAAGAATAATTTTGTGGTTCCTCCCTGTCTTGCTACTGCAACGTGATACCATGTACCAGTTGATAAAGTACCACCACTACGAGTTGATGCATTACCTACTCCATAATGAAGGGTTGTGCCATTTAAGTATAATTTTGGTGCAGTATCTGTACCAGATGCATCTCTTAAATCAAATATATGCTGTATGCCTGTTACACTGTTTGGTCTTATGAATGCTTCTAAACACCAGTTTGATGTACCAAATCCAAAGTCTTCTGAAGTTGGAACTTTTACGTTATCTTCAGTTCCGTCTAATAATATAGATGATGTTCCAAATTTCTTTTGTGCTGTATCTAACTGTGAGTCACCAAATCTACTTAAAGTTTTTGCGGATTTATTGACTGTAGTAAATGCTCCAGTTCCTTTACCAGTAATGAATATATAAGTTCCATCATTACTAGAAACTACACCTCGTGCAACTGCCTTCTTGTAAGTAACATTACCAGATGTTGTTCCAGATGCACCATCTGCATATGTGACTGTATTATTGTCTACCTTTGTAACTTGATAAAAATTATCTGTAGCAGAACCACTGATATGATCTGCGTAGATGTAATCACCTGTTACTAAACCATGTCCTGTTCTTGTCAATGTAACAGTAGAACTTGATCTAGCATAGGTTCCTGACTGGAAACTGTCCTCTAATTGATATGTAACCTCAGATGTAGAGTATGTTCCACTGACTCCACCTAGTTTTAATCTTGTATTACCTGTTCCAGACTTACCAGTAGCACCTTGAATACCTTGAATACCTATGGATGCGAAATAGTTAAAGCAATTTAACCACTCAACTCTTATACCATTAGTTGCAATTACACCAATCTGATTCGGTGTAATGAATGTACATTCATTGAATAAAACAGAACTATGCTGTGATGCAGCTGCAATATTTGCACCATCTAACTTAGCACCACGTCCTGCATCTCCCTGTGCATACCCATAAGGGTCTGATGCACTAGTTACACTACCTTTTGTATTAACTGTACATCTCTCGATATATGGACTCTGTGTAGAATTTAATGAAGTGATAAGTTCAAACGCATATCCGTCATCATTTGAACTATCATAATAGAAATCTTTGATTGTTAAATCGGAAACGTGACAGTCTCCTGAAAGTTTAAATGCAGTGTTAGCATTAGTAACACCTGTTGGTTTTACAGATGTAGAACGTAAATTAGTACCACGAAGAGTGACTCCGTCAGGTACAGTCATTGGGAATGTTTCTTGATACTCACCTGGTGCAACTATGATTGTATCACCTGCTGTGGCAGTTCCAAGTGCCTTTGTAATAGTAAGGAATGGTGTATCTGGATGTAGACCTGCATTACCACCATTAGCAAGAGTATTATTATCTGAACCTACTGACGCGACATAATAAGTATTCCCCTGACCATTCGTGATGTCAGTGGAAAGCATGGATGTAACCACCTCACCCGTATTGGGTTTCTGGTTAGCAACCTCTATTATATTTGATCCGTTTCTAGCGTATAGTTTTCTATCCGCTATATTAAGAGCTATTTCGCCATCTTCTAAATTAGAAGTTGTCGGGACGACTGCTGCTGTCGTCGATCTCTTTAGCTTGATTCTCGTTGCCATCTAGAGCATTCTCAGGAATTTGGTCTTGATTCATACTATTTAACTGATTTTGTAAGTCAGCTATTTGTGCTTCTAACATCACATTTACTAATGTCAATTCAGAAATTTTCTTTTGTAATGTGTTAATAACAATTTGTGCATTCATAATTCAAATTTTAAAAAGTTCCTCCATCGAGGGTGTTTGTCCAGACTGGGACTCCAGCTGAAGTAACAGTCAATACTTGATATGATGTAGTAGCATCATTTCCAGTACCAGGTGATGCCATGTTAGCCTCTGCAGTTACCTGTAGAGGACTTGTGCCATTACCATATACGATACCATTTGAGGTAAATGTACCTGCACCAGTACCACCAAACTGAACTTCAAGGTCAGTGTCTAGTTCAAGATCACCGATAAGAACAGTACCACGGTTTCCAGTTACACCAAAAACAGTACCTGTGTCAGTTGCTTCTTCAATAAATGTCCAAGCACCTGCACCGTCACCACCACCAGTGCGGTCATAACCAAAGAAACCAAATTTATTGGTTCCAGATAGATTGTAGTGAATTTTAACACCACGATCCATTGCATCATCAGCACCTCTAACTGTAACTAAGGTAGCACCTACAACTTGGTCAGCAGTAATTGCTGCACTTAATGTAATAGTTTTTGTACCTGTGTTGATAGCAGAGATTGTTGTGCCACCAGGAATACCAGTACCAGTGATTGAATCACCGACTGATAATTGCTCCACTGCATCAACTACAACAGCAACTGTTGCGTTACCCGCAAAGGTAGCAAGAGTTTTAACTGTGATCGGTGTAGTGGGATCTCCTAATTCAATAGTAGGATCGTTAACAGACATTGAAGCACTATTAACAGTAGTTGTTGTACCATCAATTTGAAGGTCACCTTTAATTATGACCAAACCATCAGCGTCTCCACCTGCAGGAAATGGGTCAATAATCAATTCTTGTATACTATTAATAGTAGAAAGTACGTTTCCGTCTAACTTAAGGTTATCAATTTCAATAGAACCAGTCTGAGATGTATTACCAGAAATGTTTGTGGTTCCATTAAAGGTTACACCATTCTGGAAGGTAGTTGTTGCATTAACTTCCAGTGTATCTGTATCAGCAGTACCAAGAACTGTATTATCATCAACCTTAAGGTCTTTGATCCATGCAGTAGCTCCTACACCAATACCACCCGCAAATGTAACACCTGCTGTGGCAACGTTAGAAGCATCTGTAGTATCAGCATAGTTGACTAGTACACCTGTACTATAGTTCCAGTCTGCACCTTCTACTTGAATCTTGTCAGAAGTTGTCTCGTCATATCTGATAGAAGCATCCTTTGTATTACCAAAGTTTAGTTTCATATCATCAGCAATACGCAAGTCGGGGGTACCTGCTACACGCTTGATGTCTAAAACTGCATCTGAGTCATTATATGAGAGTTCTACATCTCCTGTAGTTCCAAACTCTAGTTCCTGACCATCTTCAATAACCAGTTTACCTGTACCATTTGCACGGAAGATAAGGTCAGCATCAGTAGTAGATGTTGTAATGACATTTGCATCAAGGGTGATGTCGTCAACATTCCACTGATCAATTTTTGAATTACTATCGACTATTACAGATGAACTAGCAGTTAATGTACCATGAACATGATCCAACATGTCCATAAAATATCTACCACCGACAATCTGTGCAGCACCATTATTGTCTCCAATGAATAGTCTGTCTCCTGCGTTTGCCTGAGTTCCGTTTGCTCCTGTAGTAATGGCGAGTTCACCAAATGTAATACTACCAGGTGCGGTTGAACCAGTACTCCTTTTAATTAGAATATTGGATGCCATTAGAAGCTACCCCCGTTTACTGTTACGTGATTTAAAACATTCGTGGCGACAAATCTTGTTGCTGCTGAATCATACACAAGCACTGAACCTTCTGCTAGTCCACCTTGTGATACATCTGTCAAATCTACGTCTGACATAGCACCAATCGTGCCACCGCCACCACCAGTGGCGACACGAGTTACTCTTGGGACTGATTGGTCCCCAAATCTTAATCTTGCCATTTAAAGTGTTACCCCCTCAAGTACGCTTACTGAACCCTCTAACACTCTGGACTTGATACCAGATGCTGAAGTTATGACGACATCATACACATACCGTCCACTTTTCATAGCAGCGGTCTGGGAATTAGTTAGAGATAATTGTATTCTTCCACTCGTTGTAGGAGTCAGGACTGCAGACGTTACAGTTTGAGAAGTACTACTTGTGTAGTGTTTCTTTATCAAACTTGCTACTGTATATCCTGTAAGGTTAAATTCTGTGCCATTATCATTCTCAACTGTGAAGTCGATGATAAAGTCAGAACCTTGATATATTAGTAGGTTGGATACAGCACTTGCCATTCTCTAAGAATTCCATATAATATTTAGCTTAACTTTATTTATCCTCTTTCTGTATTAAGTC